ACCCCGAATATCACAAGCACAATGTCTTGATGGACTATGACTTGACCGTAAAGGACGTGAAAACGGGTTCCGGCGATAAAATCGGTGAATACGCCTATATCCGCATTACGAAAGCACAGCTTCAAGCCATTACGGAAGAAAACTACAAAGAATTCGTTGAAACCGTCGTCAAGGACAGCGGCTACAACTGGGTTGCAATTCTTTGTGATGACGGCACGGGTATTTGTTTCCCCGGTTCTATGTACTATGTCGGTACATACGGGAAGCAAGATACCGACGGTTCTATTCTTGAAGATTACGGCGCTATCACGCTGGACGAAAACGGCGGCTATACATACGAACAGTTCTGAACAGCAAGAAAGCAAAAGCGACGGGCGCAATGCCCGCCGCTTTCTTTATGCCTTTTCCTGCTCCGCGTCTGCCGCGGCCTGAACCTCTGCCGCGAACTGCTCCGGCGACAGTCCCAACACCGCCGCCGCCCGTTCGTCCATCAGCGATTCGATCATATCGTTTATGCTGTCAAACCCGCTTGCCTTTGCCGCTCTCTGATATACGGACTTTTTGCCTTTCTTTACATACGGGTAAATCCTGTCATAGTTTTTGCTGTTGTATTTCCGCTTCGCGTCTGTCGCGGCTTGCCCGCGTGGGTTTCCATATTTACTTGCCATTGTCACCACTCCTTTGCTTGTCCATTTTATCACGCTGTTTATACTAACGCAAGTATAAAAACGTACAATCTATCGTTAGTATATTTGTGCATCATTCCGGCTTGTATTTATACTAACGTTAGTATATAATCATAATCAGAAAGGGAAACCAAAGCCGCCCGGTTGTCGGGGCGTAGAGTTCGACAACAGCCAACCTTACGGGCTGACACGAAAAGGGAACCGACACGGCATACAATGACACTTCAACTTCTGGTTTTATATATGGGGGTAATCAATATGAAAAAGTTCGAGATCGGCAAGGAATATTTTGACCGTAGCGCCTGCAATCACGATTGCATTTTCACCATCAAGATTATCAAGCGCACCGAAAAGACGGTGACGTTCGAGCGTAACGGCAAGACCCGCCGCGCAAAGCTGTTCTTCGATGAACGCGGCGAATATATCATTCCCGAACGTTATTCTATGGCCCCGGTCTTCCGTGCTGAAAACGAGGTTCAGCCGGAAGAGGAACCCAGCGTCGAGGAAGCCGCCGTCGAAACGTCCTGCGGCGTTGAAATCGCCCAGCCCGCCGACGTGAACACCGTTGTTGTTATGGTGGGCCAGCGCGTCGAACGTATCTGCGGCGCTTGCTATCCTCCGCAGGGTGGAACCGTCATCGGCTTTGTTAGCCTGCCTGATACCCGTTTCTTTCACGGCGGCGTTTTCGCTATGGTCCTGTATGATGGCGCAAAGGTTCCTGAACGTGTCCGCCTGTCCGACATTCACCGCCGCGGGTGGCGCTCTCCCGGCGGCTCCCCGCTGGGCGTATTCGTGGCCTGATG